ATTAGTTTCTGCAATTGATGTTTACGAAAGTGATTTCGGTGCATTACAAGTTGTAGCGAACAGATTTTCAAGAGCAAGATCAGCTTATGTTCTTTCTCCTGATATGTGGTCTGCTGCATACCTTAGAGACTTTCAAATGGTAGATCTAGCAAAAACTGGAGACGCTGACAAGAAAGCTCTATTAGTTGAATACACTTTATGCTCTAAGAATGAAAAAGCATCAGGTGGTATATTTGATTTAACTACATCATAATAAAACTTTTTGTGAGGGGGTTTTTTACTCCCTCACAATATTCATTAACATTTTGTTTGGTCTTTGAAGATTTTATTCGGAACGAAGCAATACAAAAAAGGAAAATAACATGAGAACACTTAACGATTATTTTATAACATCTGCAATTCCAGATGTATCAACAGCATCATCTACATTTGTATGTGTACCTGATGGTGGAAGAATAATTAAAATTATTACACATAACAAAGCAACTACTACAGGAACAGCAGCTATCTCTTTTGAAATAGGTGGTGTTGCAGTAACTGATGGTGGAATTAGCCATACAGCTTCTGGATCTGCAAGTAGAGTAGCAACTGCTGAACCTACTGCTGCAAACAGAGTTGAAGAAGATGGAACTATCGAATGTATTACAGATGGTGGTTCTACAAATGCTTCTAAAATGGAAATAACTTTTGTTATTAGAAGATAATTACAAATTTTGTGGGAGATCCTGTCTAGCGATATTTCTCCCACAAATACCAATTAATAAAAGGAAATAAATTATGCCAATGGTAGGAAAAAAGAAATTTGCTTATACGAAAAAAGGAAAAATGGCAGCAAAAAAAGCTGCTAAGAAAATGGGCAAAAAAGTAAAAATGAGAAAATACTAATGCATGGTAAAAAAAAAGGTAAAGCTGTTTTAACAGCTAAACAAAAAACTTTACCTAAAAAACTAAAATTGAAGATTATCAAATCTAAAATGAAGAAAAGAAAATAAAGGAAAAACAAAAATGGCTTATAATTATGCTTTAAGACCAGGAACAAGTCAAAAAATCAATACTAACAACTCATCAACTGCATCTGCTGCATTTGGAGAGCAAACTAATTATATTAGAATTGTTGGTTCAGCTAATTTTCATTTTGTACTAGGTGCTTCACCTACTGCAAGTGCTACATCAGCTCTTTTACCAGCTGGTGAAGTTGAGATTTTAAAAGTGTCACCTGGACAAAAGATTGCTGTGTTTCATGGATCATCTACAGATGTTTATGTAACTGAAATGGGTGCGTAGTGGCAAAACAAAAGTTTGTCAGTTTCACACCTAGAGATAAACCTCCTAAACGTAGAGGAATTCATAAAAAATCTCAGTCAAAAAGTGAACGCAGACAAAAAAACCAAAATCGTTATTTAGGACAAGGTCGTATATGAGAAAAATTGGACAAGAATCTGATGGTGTTAAAAGTAATACTTATTACGATAATGACAAAGATGGTGTTCTAGTTAAAACATCAACTGACATAGCTCCAGTTATTAAAACTAATAAAGAACTTTATACTAGGAATGATGGTTACTCTCCAAGTAAAGATTTAAAAAGAATAGCGACTGTACCAACAGTTGTTTTAGAAATTTGGACAAAAGAATATAACAACAGTCAAGATGGTAATTGGTTTGCTTTACCTAAAGATGTTCAACACAAAATATTAAGAGAAAAATTAAACAGTTCTGATTATAGATATTTTAGAACTGCACCAGGAAAAATTTAATGGCACTAACAAATTACACAGAACTAAAAGCATCACTTGCTAACTGGTTAAACAGATCAGATTTAACAACTGAGATAGCTGATGACTTTATCAAATTAGCAGAAGCTGATTTTAACTCTAAACTAAGAGTTAGAGCTATGATTGCACAAGTAAGCATAACTGTTAATGCAGAAACTGTTGCTTTGCCTACTGACTTTTTACAAATAAGAGATTTTTATACTTTAAGTGGCCAAACAAAAACACCATTAGTTTATACAACTCCAGCATCTATGGATATAACAACTGGAACATCAACTACTGGTAAGCCAACTTCATTTACAATTTTAGGAGATACAATAAGATTTTCTCCAGTACCTGATTCATCTCACACAGCGATAATGAATTATTTCAAAAAATTTCCAACACTTAGTTCAACTAATACAACAAATTATATTCTAGCATCACATCCAGCAATTTATTTGTATGGTGCTTTATTTCATGCAGCAAACTTTTTAGGTGGTATCAATCCTCAACAAGTTCAAACTTGGCAATCTATGTTTGCAACAGCTATGGAAAGATTAGAATTAAACGATAGAGAAGATGAGTATAATGGATCTCCTTTACAAGTTAGAGGTGATAGTACAGTAGCTTCTCCATTTGTTTCAACTTTATAATAGGAAAAAATTATGCAATTACCTTTTGGTGAATGGTTGCCAGACCAACCAGATCATTTAAATCCTGGAGCAACTGTTGCTACAAATGTTTATCATGCACAGTCAAGCTACAAGCCTGTAAAAGGTTTAGTTGCTTATAGTGGAACATCTAATGTAACACAAAATGCTAAAGGTGCTGGTAGTTTTAGAGATAATACAAATACAGTTTTTACCTTTGTTGCAACAAAAGAAACTATTTATAAATTAACATCAGGAACTTTTACTGAAATTGGTGCAAGAAATGTAAAATTAGCAACAGCTAAAGCATCATGCACAATTACAGTTTCTGATTATGCGAATATAGGTGCTGGTAAAACTATAACTTTAAAAAAAAATGATGGTACAACAGTTGTTTTTACATCAGCTACAGGAACACCATCTACTAACCAATTTCAAGTACAAACAAATAATAATACAACTGCCACAAACTTAAAAAATACTATTGATGGTCATGCTGATTTTACAGCAACAGTTACAGATGCAGTTGTTACTGTTACAAGAGCAACTATTGGAAATGAAAATTTAACTAATGTTTCAAGTGATACTGTAAGATTAACTACTACTAATTTTTATGGTGGAAAACCTTTAACAGGCACAGATACAGATTACATTACTTTTACACAATTTGGACAATATGTAATTGCTAGTAATGGAGTTGATGAAACTCAATATTATCTAATGGGTGACTCAACAGTATTTAAAAATTTATCAACAATTGCAGCAAATGGAACTCCACCTATTTTTAAAACATCAGGTGTTGTTAGAGATTTCTTGGTAACTGGTAATATAGTTGGTGCTAAAAACAGAGTAGCTTGGTCAGGATTAAACGATATAGCAACTTGGGAAGCTGGTGTTAGTTCATCAGATACACAAGATTTGCCAGGCTCAGGTGGTCAAGTTGTGGCCATAACTTCTGGTGAGGTTGGTTATGTTTTTAGAGAAGATCAAATAATTCGTATGGATTTTGTGGGTGGGAACGTAGTGTTCCGATTCTCAGTTATCTCTCCAAATAGGGGAGCTGTTTATGGACAAACAGTTTGTCAAGACAACAGACAAGTTTTCTTTTATTCATCAGATGGATTTTTTCAAATCAATGGCGACCAAATTTTGCCGATAGGAGCTGAAAAAGTAAATAGATTTTTTGATGGTGATTTAAACAAAGCATATACAGATAGAATTACAGCAGCAGTAGATCCATTTAATACTTTAGCGATTTGGTTATATCCAAGTAAAGATAATCCAAACACTACTGGAGTTTGTGATAAACTTTTGATATACAACTATGTAACTCAAAAGTGGTCAGTTGCTAAAGTTAAAGCATCACAAATCTTTAAACAATTCGTAGTAGCAAACACAGTTGAGCTAATGGATATTATTTCTGAAAACTTAGATGATATTAATATTTCATTAGACACAGCATTTTGGGAAACAGGACATTTGTATTTAGGTGCAGTTGATGAAAATTTTAAAGCAGCAATATTTTCTGGAAAAACTTTAGAAGCTGAACTTGAAACAAAAGAACAAGAGCTGTTTCCAGGTCTTAGAGCAAATGTAACTGGCATTAGACCAATTGTAGATGCAAGTGCAAATGTTACTATAAAAACTAGAGATAGATTAGTTGATAATGTTACTACTTCTACTTCAAGTTCTATGAACAGTACAGGCATAAACCCTGTAAGACAAAGTGGTAGATACTTTAGAGCAAATGTAAAAATACCAGCAGAAAGTATTTGGACTAATGCACAAGGAATTGATTTAACAGCTAGTCAAGGTGGATCAAGATAATGTCAGATAAAATAGATATAGACAACATAAGATACTCTTTTGAAGCACAAGAGCTTTTTCAAAGACAAGTAGAAGAAGCAGTAAATACATTAATTAACAAAAACAATACTGAAAGCGATAAGGCTTTTAGTTGGTTTATGAATTAGGAGCAACATGACAACAAACATTAAAGATTATTCAACAACACAAGCAAATAACACTTCATTAAATGGAATTGATGTTAATGAGGGTATGCTTCCTAGTAATTTAAATAATGCTATCAGAGCATTAATGAAGAATACTAGAGATTTTGCAAATGATAGCCAATGGTTTGAATTCGGTGATGGCAGTGGTGCTTTTACAGCAACTTTTGTATCATCTACTTCATTTAAGATTGCTGGTGCTGATGTTACATCTGATTATCATGCTGGTCGTAGAGTTAAAATTACAGCAGCAACACCTGGAACAATTTTTGGTACAATATCAAGTTCATCATTTTCAACAGACACAACTGTAGTTGTTTCTTTTGATAGTGGTTCATTATCTAATGAAGCTATTTCAAATGTTTATCTTGCAGCATTAACTAAAACTAATTCTTCAATACCAGAGGGTGTTATTACCACAAGTAGTTTAGCAGATGGTTCAGTAACCAATGCCAAACTTGGTGCAGACTCTGTAAATGGAGCTAAAATTGCAGATGACAGTATTGATAGTGAGCATTATGTAGATGGTTCAATAGACACAGCTCACATAGCAAATTCTCAAATCACAGTTGATAAGATGGCAGCTAACTCTGTAAATTCAGATCAATATGTTGATGGTAGTATAGATTTAATTCACTTATCAGCAGACTCAGTTGATGGAACTAAAATAGCTGATGACTCAATAAATTCAGAACACTATGTTGATGGCAGTATTGATACTGCACATATTGCAGACGCACAAATCACAACTGCAAAAATAGCAGATTCACAAATTACTTCTGCTAAAATAACAGATGGTGCAATTGTTAATACTGATATAAATGCTTCTGCTGCAATTGATGCTACAAAAATTGCTGATGGATCAGTTACCAGTACAGAATTTCAACATATAAATACTTTAAGCTCTAATGCTCAAACTCAACTAGATGCAAAAGTTGTTAAAGCTAGTAACTTATCTGATTTAGCATCAGCCTCTACTTCAAGAACAAATTTAGGATTAGGTACTATTGCAACTCAAGCTGCTAATAGTGTTTCAATATCTGGTGGATCAATTACAGGACTTGGAACTCCATCTGCTAGTTCAGATGCTGCAACTAAAGTTTATGTAGATAATTTAGTTACAGGATTAAAAACAAGAATTATTACAAGAACAGCAACGACAGGAAATATTACACTATCATCAGATTTACAAAATGGTGATACATTAGATGGAATTACACTTGCTACAGGAAATAAAGTTTTAGTAAAAGATCAAACAGATGCTACAGAAAATGGTATTTATGATGTAGTTGCAAGTGGTACTGCTACAAGAAATACAGATTATGATACTGTTGCAGAACTTGCTGGACAATTAGTAATTGTTCAAGAGGGTTCAGCTAATGCAGATAAAATATTTTTATGTACTACTGATAATTCAGGTTCAATAGGTTCAGTTAATATTACTTTTACAGTTGTTCAACCATCTAATGTTGGTGATGTAACTTTAAATGGTACACAGACTTTAACAAATAAAACTTTAACAGATGCAGATGTAATAACTAATTCTGTAACAGGACAAATTATACCTGGAAAAATTGCTGGAACAAATTTTTCAAACTCTTTATTAATTGGTCATGCAACAACAGGAACTTTAAGTTCAGCAGAGAATAATACTGGAGTTGGTATTGGTGCTTTAGACGAAATAACAAGTGGAGATGCAAATACAGCTGTTGGTCAAGGAACATTAACTAAAGTTACTACTTCTTCTGGAAATACTGCTGTTGGAAGATTGGCTCTTACTTTGACCACAGGTGGAAGTAATACTGCTGTTGGTCGAAGATCATTACAAACTAATTCTAGTGGAGATTTTAACACAGCGATTGGAGAATATTCTGGAAATTTAATTTCAGGTAATGACGCTAATTATAATACTGTTTTAGGTTATAGAGCTGGAGATAATATAACAAGTGGTGCTGGTAATGTAGTAATAGGAAGTGTTGATGTTGCTTCAGCAACTGGTGATAGACAGTTAATGATTACTGGTTATGATGGATCATCAACTACAACTTGGATTTCTGGCGATAGTTCTGGAAATATAACAGTTCCTGGAACAGTAACAGCAAATGGAACAGTTTTAACTGCTGGAGCTTCACCAGGTTTTGCAGTTGCTATGGCAATTGCCTTGTAACAAAAAATAATAATAAACAAAGGAAAAAAATAATGGCACAAGATTTTGAAAGAGTTTTAAAAACAAGTATAGGCACATCAGCTACTGAAATAAGAGCAGCAGCTAATAGTGATGATGCAATTATTGGTATGAGATTTGCAAACAAATCTACATCAGCAGTAACTGTAGATGCTACTGTTAAAAACTCAAGCACAAGCTATTATTTGATAAAAGATGCACCAATACCAGCTGGAGGTTCTTTAGAACTTATAGATGGTGGTTCAAAAGTAGTTCTACAATCAGGAGATAGTGTTGAAGCATTATCAGATACAGCAAGTGCTGTGGACTGCATTTTATCAGTAGTAGATTCAATTAGTACATAAGGATTATATAAATGGC